AGCCCGAATGCTGTGTCATGCATGGCCTTGAAACCCTTCGCGGTTCAAACCACTTCCTTGACAAGCTCGCTCAACAAGGCAGATTCAAATCATTGTTTACCATAGACTGGTCTGGCTTCGACCAACGCGTACCCCGCTCCGTCACCAACCTCTTCTTTGAATGGCTAGAAACTCTCATTGTTATCTCTCACGGCTACCAACCTACTGATGAATACCACACTTACCCCGATCTAACTCCCGATATCTTCTTTAAGTATATGTCTAACCTCCTCATGTTTCTCCAAATTTGGTTTAACAATATGACATTCATTACCGCTGACGGCTACGCCTTCAGACGTCTTTTCGCTGGTGTCCCTTCTGGCCTGCTCAACACGCAGACTCTCGACTCCTTCGCAAATCTCTTTCTTTTACTAGACGGTCTTATCGAACACGGCTTCACCGATGCTGAAATCACAGACATCATCCTATTTATAATGGGTGACGACAATTCTGGATTCACACACTGGCCAATCACACGGCTCGAAAAATTCATCGCTGACTTCGAAAAATACGCCCACACACGCTGGAACATGGTCCTTTCAAAAGTAAAATCAACCATCACTACGATGCGCAACAAGATAGAATCCCTATCCTACACTTGCAACTTTGGTTTTCCTACTCGACCCATTCCTAAACTTGTCGCTCAAATGTGTTATCCTGAACACATTCTAAAAGACAAATTTGTGTCCGCTCGCGCAATTGGACTCGCCTACGCCTCATGTGGCCAAGACAAAACTTTTCACGACTTTTGTTCTGACCTATACAACATGTTTCTTCCATTTGCTGATTTTTCACCTGATGCTATTGCCCAATCTAAACGCTGGCTTCCCGGCCCTCTACGCGTTATGGATCAAATTTCTGACGAAATGTTCACACATTTCCCTACCTTAACAGAAGTTCGCAAGCACATCTCCTACTATCATGGTCCTCTTTCCTATGCTCCGAAATGGAACTTTGCTCATTTTCTTATTTCTCCAGACTGCACTCCACCTTCTTCTGAAACTATTGCTGAATACCGCATTAGAATGAACATCCCTCGCCCTTCCATTCCTGATCTTAACTAATGGTCTAACTTTACCTACCTGTTTTTT